TTATTTGAAAATACCATAAGGCACCACGTTACACCGATTTGATTCCTCGCCTGCTGCTACATAGCGACGTACACCACTACGACTAACATACGATACCCAAATGTATCCATCGGCAATATAGACCGAATCATAATTAAACTGCTCGCCATAGGTATATGTTGCCACAACTTTACCGTCTAAACCAGGCTTGTCTCGGACATTGAGCAGAGATACTTTAACGGTCATTGTCCCCTGCTCGTCTTTAATCTTACCGAGATTGCCACTGCTTGCCTGTGTTACCACTGCAGTAGAGTCGCTGTAAGGTGGATAAAACCAGCCGACAAGGTTGCTGATTTGCTGACTAGAATACTGAGCAGGACCACCGACAGACAGATTACCAACTAGGTTCTGCTCAATAGTTTGGACAGTATTGCCACTGACTCCGATAATCAGACCAGTATGCCCATAGTTGATACCGTCACCTGCCCAGTAATTCTTGACAAAGATAGCCCCTGGACGTGGACGTTCTGAGGTAGGCATGTAATGCACCTCAAAGTCGTGTTGCTTGGCTGACTTTATCAAATCAATGGCATTGCCCCACAAAGGCTTGCCGAAGAATTTTCCGCAAATCCAGTTAGGTAGGTCTACACACTGCTTACCGTACCAACCATCATAGTCTACACCTTGTCCACGGTTGGCTAGGTCTTTGGCAAAATTAACTACTTCATTTACTGTTGTCATTTTCTTCTCCCTTCCAACTATCATTCATCTGTTTTACAGCTGATTCAATAAAGGTTTCCAACTGTGTTTCGGTCATGTAAATGTTGTATTTGGCAAGCTGGCTATTTATACGACGCTTAGCCATGTCTAACTTATCGACGTGCTTATCTTGGTCTAATTTGGTAATCTGCTCAACGGCATTAACCGCATTGCGCGCCAAAATCTCTGTGATTTCAATGGCTCGTTTACCGCCTTTGGCAATCAGATACTTCTTGACTTCATGGACAATCATACCAGCAACGATAGCTAAGATACCTGTAGCAGACCCAATAATAATTTCTGTAAGTTGATTCATATCAATTCTCCTTCTTCAATGGCAACTCACAATATATGCCATACATAGTTTCAATTTCGCCATTGCCGCCTAAAATCTTATACGATTCAAACAACTTGGCGATTTCCCGACGTTCTTCAAGAGTTGTCCATCCTCGCTCGATGGCAGCGTCCAAATCGCGATAGAGGACATAACGACGACTACTACGGCTACTCGTTTTGAGATTTTTGACATCATGCTTAATCGCTTCACCAGTCGACTTGTTGTCATCTGCAACCTTTTGCAAAGTCGTTAGACGAGCATTGATAGCCGTTAGTTCGTTCTTATTGTTCGCTCCAATCTTTGCGATGGCAACCCCGCCAATCGCCGTCACTAATGTTCCAGCGAAAGGTGTTGCTGCATGCAAAATTTGGATAAAAAGATTTGGTTCTTCGACCATAGGCTACTTACCATCTTTCAATTCAGACAGCTCAAGCAATTTACGTACACGTTCACGGTACTTTTTAGGCACTTGCTCAAGTGTGATCCAACCTTCTTCGACCTGCATAAAATATAAATTAACCATCATTGCGATTCCTCCTCTAATTTTGTTCTTGATTTTCGATAATAGTTTCATGGTCTGCGACCTCTTCTGTTTCTTCATCGTCTAAGACGATTCCGCGCTCTTCTAACAACTCGACAAACTGAGTAAATGACAAAGACATTGTCTTAGCGATTTCACGATTCTTTTCAGTTTCCTTTCGGACTTCTAAAATAGCTTTGTTAAAGAACTCAAATTTCTCATCTTCTGCTCTGTTCGGGAAATTGTCCTGATAGATTTTCTCGAGTGCTAACTCAAACAGTTCTGCATCTGACTTATCAATAGCTTCTTTATCGAAATAGATGGGATACATAGCTCCCTCATCATTGATAAGTAATACTCTAGTTTTCGGATGTTCCCCTTGCGTATATTCCAACGATTTGTTTCCAAATTTTAACCTCATAGCTGTTCCTTTCTAACTTGGATATGGGTCGTTAGTGATGTATGTAATCGTGCCAGTATATACATGAGCACCCCCAGTCCCATTCGTTAACCTAATTTTTCCATCTGATGCGAAATGTAATATCGACGGTGATTTTGTGAAGCTACCTGAATTAGGTACAATGACCATGTGAGCCTCAGCTGTCGGTCGATACCCTAACGGGATAGTCTCAATCATTTGCCTATACTCAAATACATCAATGTTAGTAATGCGGCGATTGAGTGAGATAGTGACTAAGTTATCTTTGCGCGTCAAAGTAGCATTAAGTCCATACGGAAATCCCATCGTCAATGTCTTTAGTGGTTTCTCTTGTAGCATTGGGTGGTCGGCTAACACCTGTTCTTTCCACTGTCCCCAAGTGCCGCCTTCACATATACGTACATATGTTTGCTGAGTATGCGAGCGACATGTCGCTCGCTGCATAACATAACTACTAGCATTGACTGCGTGTCTGATGACTTCTAAATAGTAGTAAGGTTGTCCAGAAACAGGTATATTCATAGAGGTGTTTACAGTATAAAAACCAGGTTCAGTAATGCGGTTCAAATCCTCGTTATATCTTTTTATAGATGCACCGTTTAGACTTGTTAGCGCATAGTTCTGAATTGGCTTACCATTCAAGTAATACCCGCCTGTTGACTCTATAGACCCCTTAGGTAGATTAGTATCCACAATTTTACCAACCGCAAAGCGGTTGCCCTTCTCGTAGCTGAATACTACCGCTTCGGTCGAAACTTTGATTTTAAACTCCGAACGAGTGAACTTGTCTTCAAGTATTCCTATGACATCCCACGACTTATCAGAAGAATAAGTACCTGATAGATTGGCCAGTGAATTTGTCAGGCTCGCCAAGGTCGTAAAAGTACCAGATGCCGGACCATTGTCTGGCGTGTAATTATTGCTATCAGCTGGAGCTACACGAAAAGTTAAAGTCATTATATTTCGCTGGCTACCACCTACCGTCAGCGGAGCTATACGAGCGTTTCTGAGAATAGAGAATGTACTCGATGTCGCTCCTGAACGTTCCACGCTAAAGTTGAAAGCTGGTGCAAAATATTCCAACACTGTCACAGTTCGCTCTATCATGTTACTCGTTCGACCACGGCTGTCTGTCACCCTTGCTCGTAT